TTGCGGATCAGGCGATTATCAACGGCTCGCTTGACTCGGCCACGCTCGTTAATTCCAACGTGCGTAGCGGATTCAGCGCAGCGCAGCAGGGCGCAACGATTACGACAACGGGCAACAGCGACGTGTTCGTTATTGCTCCGGTGTCGGGCGTTTTGTCGGCTGCGTGGTTCTCAGGCGTTGATGCGTTGGCTGCAAGCGATATTAACTACATCACGTTTACTATCACCAACCTTGGTACGTCTGGTTCGGGCACCGCAGCGATGCTGGCGGCGACCGATGCCAACACGACTAAGACCACGGGTGGCACTGCTTTGACTGCTAATGCCCAGCGCGTTTTGTCGCTGAACGGCACGGCAGCCAATTTGGTGGTGGCAGCCGGTGATCGTCTCCGTATCCGCGCTGCGGCAACGGGCACGCTTGCCAACACTGTCACGTTCCCGGCCTACATGCTCAACTTCAGCGTTTCGTAATATGTCCAATATCTACCTTCGCCACCCCAGACATGGGGAAAAGATCGCTATCTCATGGATGGAAGCGAGGGAAGATATGGAACAAGGATGGGAGGAGTTTGACCCCTCCAATCCTGATGAGTCTGAACCCTCGGCGTCGTCAGATGTGGCGGCGCTGGGGGATTCTCAGCATAATGCGTTGAGAACGCGTCGCCGCCGTAAGGAGTAAATCATGGCTACAACTGCTGCCGATCAAATCAACGGCGCGTTGCGGCTGATCGGGCAGTTGGCCGAGGGCGAAGTCCCCTCTGCGGCCACGTCGCAGGATGCCCTCACCGCTTTGAACCAGATGCTCGACTCGTGGAGTACCGAGCGTTTGGCGGTCTACTCGACCCAAGATCAGGTCTATAACTGGCTGCCTAACGTCCGCACCATCACGATGGGACCGACCGGCACGTTTGTAGCCGAGCGTCCTATCTTGATGGACGATGCCACCTATTTCCGTGACGCCTCGACCAACGTGTCGTATGGCATCAAACTAATCAATAACCAGCAGTACAACAGTATTGCAGTTAAGACGGTAACGTCCACGTATCCGCAGTTGATGTGGGTCAATATGACCTACCCGGACGTGGAGATCTATATCTATCCGGTGCCGACCAAGGTGCTAGAGTTCCATTTCGTGTCGGTGCGCCCGCTGGCAACTCCTGCGGCGCTAGACACTAATTTGGCGTTCCCGCCGGGATACCTGCGGGCTTTCCGATTTAACTTGGCTTGTGAACTTGCGGCGGAGTTTGGTGTCGAACCCTCTCCGCAGGTGCAGCGCATTGCTATGACTAGCAAGCGCGATCTGAAGCGCATTAATAACCCGGATGACCTGATGGCAATGCCTGCGGCGCTGCTCGTCAACCGACCGCGCTTTAACATCTTTACGGGCAACTTCTAATGAAGACGCCGATCCTCGGGTCGTCGTATGTAATCCGGTCGGTCAATGCAGCCGACAACCGGATGGTCAATCTTTATCCAGAGGTAATTCCCGAGGGTGGCAAGGAGCCTGCCTACCTGCAACGCTGCCCCGGCTTGGCTCTACAGACCACGATTGGAACTGGTCCTATCCGTGGTTTGTGGTCGCTTGGTAATTACCTGTACGTCGTTTCAGGTAACGAGTTTTACAAACTCGACTCCAATTACAATTTTGTAGGTGGCGATGAACTGCTGCTAGAAGGTGGCGGCTTTATTCTGTTAGAGAATGGCAATTCCATTTCTCTAGAAAGCGGCTCTGCTTACATCGGCTTGGTGTCGGGCACTGGGCCTGTGTCCATGACTGATAACGGCACGCAGATTTTTATTGCTGCAAATCCTGACGGATACATATACAACACAGCAACAAATGAATACCAACAAATTACTGACCCTGACTTTCCGGGTGCAGTAACGGTTGGTTACCTTGACGGTTACTTCGTATTCAATGAACCGAACTCGCAACGTGTCTGGGTCACAAGCCTATTGGATGGCTTGTCGATTGACCCCTTGGATTTTGCAAGCGCTGAGGGTTCACCAGACGGGCTAGTATCCCTGATCATTGACCATCGAGAGGCGTGGCTGTTTGGCACGAACTCCGTGGAGGTCTGGTACAACTCCGGCGATGCCGATTTTCCGCTCACCCGTATCCAAGGCGCCTACAACGAGATCGGCTGTATTGCGCCGTACTCGGTCGCCAAGATGGACAACTCCGTCTTCTGGCTCGGCGCAGACCCGCGGGGTCAGGGCGTTGTATACCGTGCCAACGGTTATACCGGCGTTCGCATCTCAACCCACGCGGTTGAGTTTGCTATCCAGAGTTACGGGAACCTTGCCGACGCGGTTGGCTACACGTATCAGCAGGACGGTCACACGTTCTACGTGCTGAACTTTACCAACGCTGACACGACGTGGGTGTTTGACGCGGCTACGGGGGCGTGGCACGAACGCGCTGGTTTCCGCAACGGCGACTTTAAGCGTCACCGTGGCAACTCCCATGCTCGTTTCAACGGTGATCCAGTCATCGGTGATTACCAAAACGGTCGCTTGTATGCGTTCGATCTGGACGTGTACGCCGACGCTGGCGCTGCGCAAAAGTGGCTGCGGTCTTGGCGAGCGTTGCCGACAGGCGGTAATGACCTAAAGCGCACTGCCCACCACTCGCTTCAAATTGATTGCGAAACGGGCGTTGGCTTAAACGGTTATGACTTGTACGACGAGGTGTATTTAGGCACCGAGTTGTTGCAAATCCTGCAAACCGAAAACGGCGAAGACATCATTTTGGATTTGAACGCTACGACAGGCGCCAACCCGCAGTTAATGTTGCGATGGTCTGATGACGGCGGCCACACTTGGAACGGCGAGCGTCAAGTGTCTATGGGTCGTATTGGACAATACGGCACTCGCGCTATCTTCCGTCGCCTTGGCATGACCTTGAAGTTGCGTGACCGCGTATACGAGATTAGCGGTACCGATCCGGTGAAAGTCGCCATCATGGGCGCCGAACTGCAACTGAGCGGTACTGCGTCGTGACCGTAAACATCACGCAAATCCCTGCCCCGCGTGTGCCGTTTATCGACGAGCGCACTGGGCTGATTTCGCGTGAGTGGTTCCGGTTTCTCAACAACCAGTACCAGTTGACGGGTGGTGGCACTACGCAGACCACCATCTCTGATCTTGAGTTGACGCCTTCCTTGTCGTCTAACACCGAAGACGAATTAGCGGTGGTCAAGGGGCAACTGGACGACCTACAAAAAGGCACGGCTCGATACGAACCGAACCCTGTCAACTATGGTGCGTTCTATTCAACAACGACTCAGACGGCAGCAGTGGCTAATACGCCGTATGCAATGACGTTCAACAACACGTCAAATCGTTATGGCGTGTACATAGACCCCGCTGCGTCTTCGCACATCAAAGTCACTCGGCCCACTGTCTACAACATGCAGTTCTCATTGCAGTTGGACAAGACCTCTGGCGGTACTGGATTGTTCTGGGTGTGGGTCAGGGTTAATGGCGTTGATGTGCCCTACACTGGATCGCAAGTTCGCATCCAAGGCAACAACGCTGAAGTTTTTGTGGCAGCGAACATATTTGTGCCTATGTCAAACGGAGACTATCTCCAGTTGATGTGGGCAACCGACGACACATCCGTCCAAATCTTGTCGGAAGCCGCTACCGCAGTTCATCCCGGTATTCCGTCAGTCATCCTTACTATGACGCAGGTATCTCTATGACCGTTTATCTTTCAGCCTTTGCAGGAGCCGGGGCGCAGTTCTTCACCGACGATGGCGCAGTCCTGTCGGGCGGAAAGATCTATACCTACGCCGCTGGCACGACGACCCCGCAGACTACTTATACGTCTATTGTTGGAGTCTCTACCAACGCTAACCCCATCATTCTTGACTCTGGCGGACGGCTGCCAGAAGACATGTGGTTAAGCGAGGGCGTTAAATATCGTTTTGTTTTGACGGACTCTAATGACGTTCAAATCGGCGAGTACGACGACATTGTTGGCATCAACGACATCTCTACGGAGAGCGTCGCGTGGTCCACGATTACGGGCACGCCGACGACACTGGCTGGCTACGGCATCACCGACGGCCTGACGACAACGGCTGCGGCAGCGACTTATGCGCCGATTGCCTCGCCCACGTTCACCGGCACGCCGCTGATCCCGGACAACGATTCGGTTAGCGCCAACTATGCGGTCGGCTATCGAGAAGCCCCGCAGGTATCTAAGACGGCTAACTATCAGTTAGTGCTGGCAGATCGCGGTAAGTCGATTCTGATGAACGGCACCGGCCTGACGCTGACTATTCCGGCTAACTCTGCCGTCGCGTTCCCGGTGGGCACCGTGATTATTATCGTCAACGTCAATACCAGCGCGTTGTCGATTTCCATTACGACTGACACGCTGACTCTGGCGAACAGCACCACGACCGGCACTCGCACTTTGGCTCGTAACGGCTTGGCTACCTGCGTCAAGATTGGCAGCACGTCTTGGCTGATCAGCGGAGCGGGATTGTCCTAATGGGCGGCGCTACCTTAGCAGCGGCGATTGCAGGCAC